ACGCAACATACAGTTTATCTTTATCAGGTCTCTTAAACATTCTTAATCCACCTTTAGATTGTAATGCATCTATGTAAACTGTGTTCTTAATTTTGGCTGGTGAGATTAGTGTATCTACTGAACCTAAGAACTCACACTCAAACTCTTGTGAGAATTGTTCCTCACTAGTATTTCTAATTGTCTTTTCTTTCCACGCCTGATCTCTTCCAGGTACTTCTGACCAATGTACTTCAATAGGAATATAATCATTATTCTTATTAACAGCATCTGTCCATATCTTATAAAACTGATTCATACCATGAGGTGTAGATACTATAATTAATTTTGTTTTTGTACCTGAAGATATAGTAGGATAAACTGAACTAAAGAATTGTTCAGATATATTCGCTGGTACGAAAGCAAACTCATCAAGGAAGATTATATTATAAGAACCACCTCGAATTGCTGAAGATGAAGTTGCCGCTGCGACTATGGTTGATTTGTTTTCTAACTCAATGTTACCTTTGTTCCAATTGATTACACCTTGTTGCATCCACTTAGGTAAGTTTTCATAAGCAAGTTGTAGTCTTCCTAGTATATCTCTTGCAGTAGATGATTTGTTTGCTAGTATCGCAATGTTTGAATTAGGATTAAACAAAGCATAATGTAATAGATAAGAAATAGTTGTAGTTGATTTACCAGACTGTCTAGGTAATTTACAAATTGTAAATCTATTATTATGTATTGTTTCTACAATCTTCTTTTGAAAGCCATACATCTTAAAAGGCACAAGACCTTCATCTAATGATACAATACGAACATAGTTTTCCATAAAGTATAATGGGTCTGCCATACACTTTTGATATTCTAAAATTTCTTCTTTAGAATACTCTACTGTGGTATTAACTTTTTTTAAATTTGGATTTCCTAAATATGCAGTATCACTCATTTTTAAAACCTACCCAACCTGTTACAATATATTTTTCTTTAGTATGACTAATTTGACCTTTATGAGTATGTGTCCAATCACTTGGCCATATTACAGTTAAACCTTTTTTAGCTGGCGAAGTTAAATTTTGATACTTGAAATATGTGCCACCATCATCAACATCATTTAAATAAGTCATAAAAACTAAAACTCTATATTGAAATTTCTTACAAGCTCTTTCACAATGCCATTGTTTAAAACCTTCACTTGGTTTATAATATTGTATCTGATAACAGTCAACTAATTCTATTTTATCCATCTCAGCTAATTCTATATATTTTTTTTGATAGTTATTCATAACTTCTTGTAAATGAATTTTGTAATCTCTAAATGGAAAAGTATTGTCAGGTACCTCTATCATTAATTCAGTGGCTTCTTTCCAGTCAGGTTGTACTGTACTTTTACCAAATGTTGTTACCTCACCTTTATTTGTTCTATGACTTTGTGTGTGAAAATAATTTACAATATCATCGCATAATTTTTCAGGCATATACCATCCACCCATAAAACTTTCATATGGAAACTTATGTTCAATCATTTACTATTGCCTCTATATGAGTGTAACCTAATTGAACAGCTCTAGTAACTCTCTGACCACCAACATAAACACTATATAATTTTTCTTTATAAAGTTTACCACCTACACCCAATCTAGGTGTATTACTAATTTTATGTTTAAATACTTCTATTGGGTGTTCCATAATGTCATTTATTTTATCTACACCTTTATCTAATTTTACATCATACTTTGTATAATGCTGATTATAACTTAACTCACTTATCTTTAGTGTTTGTTTCTTTGGGTGTAACGTTTTTGCTTTCAAAGTTTTCATTTTCAGTTTTACGTTCTACGTTTGTTTCTACAGTTTTTTTATTCAACATCTTTTGTAACTCAGCTGTTGATCCTACAAACAATGCGTTTTTAATATTCGCATTTGCTGTCTTAGGTAACTCTTTTAAGTCTTTTAGTTTTTTTTGTAAGTCTTGTAACTTATCCACTGTTTGTCCTACTTGTCCTATCAATTGACCAGCGACTTCATACGCTCTAGGGTGTTGACCTTCTCTCGCAATATCTAATATTCCTTCTATTGCTTCTTGTCCTCTTTCAATTAAGTTATAATAATTTTCTCTACTATATTTGTAGTCATTATCCACATCTGCCTTCTTAGCATCTTCCATACGAGGTACAGGTGGTTTAATTTCTTGTTTAACAATTTCTTTTGTAGGCTCAGGTGTGCTAATTCCTAAAATCTCATTTACCTTATCTTCTAATTTTGTCATATTACTATTTATAGTTAAATGATAATGCCATTTTAAAATCACTTTTTTGTTTAAAGGTCATGTGTAAAGTATCACTAAAAAATAAAATTAGTCTATCTGTATCACAACTATATTCTATATTTCTAAAATTTAACTCAGTTTCTTCTTCAGGAACAGCTTTCATATCAGTTATATCTTTCATAAAAGTAATTTTATCTTCTTTTGAACTTTTTATATAATATGCACCACTAATTAAACAATTACCATGAACATGAGGAAACAAATAATCCTCTTTATAACTTTTATTTGTCCAACTTGTATCTATTTTTCTTTCATTCTTATAACCTAATTTGTCAGCAAAGTTATGAACATGCTCTGTTATTTTATCTATGACTGGTTTAAATTCATCTAGGTGATGTATGTTTGGTTCTATTCTACTATGAGAAGTATCCACATTCATATAGTCATTTCTATATGTATCATAATTACGTTTAATAAACAAGTCTTGGTATTTTTTTAAGTCTTTACCAAGTAAATTATCTACATAATATATTGGTGTAGGAAACCACAATTCTATTTTTTGATTCATATATTTTATCTTACGTTAGCTGACACCACATATCTATATCCTTTAAAAGGTTTTTTATTAACTTGATGTAAATAATGTCCAGGAAATATAACCAACATTCCATGTTCAGGTTTTATAGTATAATTAAATTCAGGAAAAACAAGTTCAGAACAATTTTCTGGTGGATTTATGTAATATGCCAGAGACCAAATATTAGGCCAATGGTCATGCTTAATAGTTTCTTCATTACTTTTATATTTACAACCCCATATATTATCAATATAAAATTCTGAACATGAAATATTTTTACTAATAGCTTTTGCAACTTCATCTATAACAACACATAATTTATCAAAACCTGAATAACTTTGCATATGCCAACTTGTCATTTGAGCTTTTACATTTGTTTTATAATCATTTTCTCCAACTTCTTGGTCAATTGTTTTAATAATATCTTTATTCATTTCTTCCTCATCTTTAATGTATCCAATAAAAATTTCTGAAGTTACAGAACCTATTATATTTTTTTCTATTAAATGTAAGTTACTCATGTTATATTATAATTTACAATACATCTAGTATTGTGTTTTGGCTGACAACTTGTATGCCAATGTTTGCCATTAAATATTACACATCTACCAGATTTAGGTGTAACTCTTTTCTTTTCTAGTAATTCATTAAAGTGTGGTACTTTATCATAACCTTTAAATTTATTTTCGTATATAATAGTATCTCCATCGCTATCATTTACATAATATAAAATAACTATATGGTCTATGTCAGCATCTACATGAGGTGCATCTACATTCCTATCTTTTAGATTTAATGGTAATTGTAAAAAAGAACGACCTTGTAAACATTCTTTTCTTTTGAATTTTATCTTTTCACAAGCGGCATCAATAATGGTACACATATCTGTATGCCATTCATATACATTTTCTGCATTAGTTATGAAACGATAATTAAATCCAGGTCTTTGTTGTTTGTTATCTGGTTTAGTGACATCTGGTATAAACTGCCATCTAATTTTATTGAAGATTATATCTTGGATATGTTTTTGAGCTTTAGAGTCAATAATATTGTCAAATACAAAAATGTCATCAATCATAATATAATATTTAGTGTAGTTTTTAAAACTAGTATCTTACGACTACAAGTCCTTTTCCACCAGAGCCACCAGAACCATTACTACCTCTATCTACTCCACCACCGCCACCACCAGTGTTTGCTCCACCATTTCTACCAGCTCCAGGACCATTTTCATACCAACCTGTACCACCACCACCTTGTCCACCTGTACCAGCGTTGTGAATATGTGCACCACCTCCACCACCACCAGCATAATAAACTGGAGTTGTTCCGTCTGCGATTGTGTAAGCTTTACCAGCACCACCAGGGCCTCCTGAAGGTGTTCCAGGTAATCCAGCACTACCTACAGCACCAGCACCTCCACCACCACCACCGAGATATTTTGGTCCATCTTGTACACCTGCTCCACCATTGTTTCCAAATCCGTATGCACCACTATCGCCTGATTGAGTTGATTGAATTCCTGGTCCTCCTGCTGATGATCCTGCTCCTGAGCCACCGCCACCTGAACCACCTGGTCCACCTGCTCTGCATCCTGGTGCACCACCACCACCTTTACCACCACCTTTGGCAGTTAATGTTCCGAATACTGAATCTTGTCCAATTGTTCCAGTTGAACCTTGTGGTGTTCCTGGAAAATTAGCAGGAGCCGCAGCTCCACAACCAACTGTAACTGAAACTGTTCCACCTGGAGTAACAGGATGTGCTGGCATAAATACTAATCCACCAGCGCCACCTCCAGCGCCATGATTATTTCCACCACTACCTCCACCAGCAACTACTAAAACATCAAGTGAACTTACACCTGTTGGTACTGCGAAAGTACCAGATGATGTAAATGATTGAGATATAGGACCTGCTCTTGTAAATGAAAATGCTCTGGAAGTAGTATTTGAAGCAGCGTCAACTGCTCTTAATACGAAATTATGTACTGTATCTGTACTTGCTAGTGAACTAAATGTTCCTGAAAATAAACCAGTTCCACCTTCTGCCGCAGTATTTACTAATGTTATTCCAGTTGGTAAAGAACCAGATTGTATTTCAAAAGTTACGTTACCTGCTGACTCTGGGTCAGTTGCATTTACTCTAGCACTTGACATATTAAATCTATTAGAACCTAAAGAACCTGATGCAGTAACATACACAGGAGACGAATTTATATTTACTTGATTGGCTAATAAAGTAGATAAACCTTCACCATTTGTAACTTGTACATCATAAGGCTCTTGTGTTGTTTCTAATTTAGAAAACGCAATAGTACAAACAATAGTTGTAGTATTTGTTCTAGTTACTGTATCAAACTCTACTACTTTACCTGTATTACCAATTAATCTAGCAGTTGAACCTGCAGTAAATGATGTTCCACTAATTGTAAGTGTATGTGGTGAGGAAGCACTCTCATTTATATTTGTAGGCGAAATACTTGAAACTACAGGACCATTATTTTTTATATTACTTCTTAATACTTTTTTAAGGGCAGCAGCTGAAGTATCATATATTAAGGTAAAGTCTGCGTCATTTACTACTTCGGATAATTCTGTTTGACCAGTAATCGCAGTCTTATTTAATTCTGTACTAGTAACTGAAGCAGGTCCCAGTTTATCAACTGTTACTGCGTCATCTGTAATTGAACCTGTTTTAATTTTGTTAAGTGCCATAATTCTCTCTTACTATTTATAATTAATATCTTACTATAACGATACCTTTTCCACCATTTTTACCTGACCCATTTTTTTCGCCTCCACCACCGCCTCCACCTTTATTATTTTGACCAGGTGTAGCTTGTCTAGTTCCGTCATCTCCAGGGTGTACTCCACCTTGACCACCACCACCTTGTCCACCTGTTCCACAAGTTTGTTGAGCAGGGTTACCTTGTCCTCCTGCGCCTCCACCAGCGTAATAAACGGGAGTTGTTCCATCATTAATAGTATAAGCTTTACCAGAACCACCTTGTCCTCCACCATAACCACCACCTACTCCACCACCGCCAGCACCACCTCCAGCGCCTCCACCACCAGTTGAGTTACTATTACCATCAGCACCATTTGCACCAAATCCATAAGCGCCTGAGTTACCTGGTTGAGTTGCTTGAATTCCTTGTCCAGCTTGATATTGTCCTGGACCTCCTGATCCGCCACCACCAGCACCACCTTGTCCACCTGTATGACCTGAACACGCTCCACCTCCACCACCACCTTTGGCAGTTAATACACCACTTTGTCCTAATCCTGGACTTGGTGAAGCACCAAATACTGAATCTTGTCCTGCGTGTGGAGCTGCAGCTTGACCACCTGGATTACTTCCACCTACGTCACCAACTGTTATTGCAATAGTTCCACCTGGTGTTACTGGAGCACATGGAAAGAAAATAAGACCTCCAGCACCTCCTCCTCCACCACCAGAGGTTGATGAACCATTACCACCACCACCTCCACCAGCGACAACAAGTACATCTGCTACTGCTACACCTGATGGTACTGCAAAAGTACCAGATGATGTAAATGCTGTTGTAACAGGTACGTTAGTAATTGTGATTGAAAATGCTCTACTACTAGAATTAGAAGCAGTATCGAATGCTCTTAATGTAAAATTTGATACAGTAGTAGAAGTAACAGCTGATGCTGTTCCTGTAATTCTACAAGAATCTTCTTTAGTATTTACTAAAGATAAACCTGCTGGTAAACTACCAGATTGTAATTCAAAGGTAACCGCACTAGATGAATCAGGATCTCTTGCTTCTACTAAAATATTAACAGATGTACCTTCATTTGGAGTTCCTAATGAACCAGCGGCAGTAATGAATACTGGAGTTTCATCTATATCAATTTTATTTGCACCTACAACAGATAAACCTTCACCGTTAATGACTTGTATATCATATGGTGATTGAGTAACTAGTAAACTTGATCTAGCTATTGTACCTGTCATTGTAGTTGTATTTGTTCTAGTTACTGTAGTAAAATCTAATTTTTGACCTGTATTACTAATAAGTCTAGCAGTTGAACCTGCTGTAAAACCTGAACCCGTTATAGTAAAAGTAATATCTCCGCCATCTACCGTTTGAGAAGTAGCTGGTGAAACGCTTGTAAACACAGGGAAATCTAAATTTGTTGTACGAGCCTTAGTAACTTTTTTTAATGTGTCAGCACTTGTATCATATATAAGAAGTTGATCTGCGTCAGCAACATCAGCTGATGATAATTCTGTTAAACCTGTAATAGCAGATTTATTTAAGACAGTATTATCAACAGCACCAGAACCTATTTTAGGTTGTGTAACTGCATCATCTTCTATTATATTTTTAACTATTTTATCTATTGGCATAACTCTATTTATTCATCTGAATCAGTAGTTGTACTATACTTTTTACCATCTGTATAGTTTTCTATTGTGGTTGTAAATCCAAAATCATCATCTGCGTCAGCTGACGTAGGATTAGGGACTATAATTATTCGTTCTTCTCTCGCTTTATTAGTTGTATCAGTATCTGTGTACATATCAGTTTGAGTTTCTTTGATAACTTTTTGAGTTGACGCAGGGCCAAATAAGTAAGTTTTCGCAGTAAATCCTAATGTATAGATAACAGCTCTTCTTTGTGAGAAGTCTCCATTATAAGTGTCTTCATAATTAACACTATTTAAAACTATTGGTATATCTCTCTTTATATCTAACTCTGGTATTGCGTTTACTGTTACAGTATAGTCAGGTTGAAAGAATGGTAATATTTGTTCTATAATTTGTAGACCTGCCTCTGCACTTGCTGTAAAAGAATATAAATTGTAAGATATATCATATGGAACAGGAACAAAATTATAGTTTAATATCTTACCATCTTTACCTGCCTTAACGTGTTTGAATTTTTGTACTCTAGTTAATTTTCTACTAGAGTCATATGCGATACCTGAAATTTCAAAACTCATACGAGGTAAAGTTACAGCAAATTCTCTATTATCTAAACTTGGTTGCGCATCTAATCTTGCTAAAAACTTTTCTTTTGGTGCGTATGCTAGAGGTACTTTAATTGATTGAGTAATATTACCAGCACTATCTCGTCTTTTAATTAGTATATTGTTAAAGATTTGACCAAAGCCTATGGTCATTCTTCTCATACTTTCGTTATAAAAATAAGATCCAAACATTAAAAGTCAACTTCTCCAAATGGGTTACGTTCTGTAAAGTCTAATATATCATCTCCAGCAGAAGATGTATCAAAACCAGCTTCACTATCTAAATCATTATTTTGAGCGTAAGCTGATTGAGTTTGTAAGTCATAAGTTTCAAGTAATAGATAATTAACATCACCACTTGCGCTATCGTTTTCTAATACCATTGATCCTACTTCATTCTCTAAAGTAAATTGATGAGCTAATTGATCTAAAGTATATTTGTCTTCAGCGCCATCAATTGTACCAACTCCAGTATTCAATTCTTCTGAACTGTATTCCCATCTAGTACATACTAGTTTATAAACTGGTAGTTGACCTAGTTGAAAGAATGGCTCTTGGTCTTGTACAAACTGTATCTCAAAAAAACTATTCATCAAAGGTAAATAAATTATATCACCTTCGTTTGGTCTACCTTCAGCAATCAAAGTAGCTTTCTCATCTACTGCTTGATTAAATCTTCTTTTAGAGATCATAAAGGTAGTATCTTCTCTAATCTCTAAACCAAACTTATTAACTATTTCTTGTTCACCAGCAAAACCTTCAGTTGTTTCCATATACGCTTCAAGTAAAAGCGCAGATGAAAATTTAGACAACATATCTTCGCCTAAAATTAAATCTCTGTTAACTAGTGTTCGTGGTAAGTAATAAACATCTTGGCCATATATTTTTAGGCCTTCAATGATTAAATCTTCGTAAAGTCTTTTCTCGGATTGATTGCCGATACCCTTACCATCTTGGAAATAGTGATTAACTGGCATGGCATTATCCTATCATCATTGCTGGATTTAATTCGTAAGTAGTTCTTAATTCTGTTTCTAATTTTTCTATATCAGATAAAGCTTCTGAAAATATTTGTTGACCATTTAATGTAACTCCACCTAACATAGCAACACCATTAAATTTAGATAAGTTTGCGCCCCATTGTTTTTTAAATAAAGCTGTTACATATCTTTTTAAAAATAAGTCATCATTTACATCTGTAAAAGTTGTTGGATCTAATTTTCTATAACATTCTATAACTAGAAACTCACCAATTTGTAAATCGTTTTTCCAATCCATATCAATATATAATCTATTATCATTTTGATTAAATCTCATAGGTTTTTCACCAACAAGTATATGATCTAAAAAGTCTAAATGTCTTAGTACATTATCATAGTTAATAATAGAAGTAGAAGAAAAGTCATATAGATCATTTAATCTTAATTGGTATCTAACATCAAATAAATTTAAATTACCTTTACTTGAAAAGGGTAATACGTTAATTACAGAGATAACACTTTCAGGTACAACTAAAAAACCTTGACCCTCTTTCCAACTTGTAGTAACAGAATTTTTAGATTGTGATTCAGCTGAACCATCAACTGTCATTCTATCGTAATCGTCTTGCGTGTATTGATACTTTAAATATGTTCTTCTAATACCATCATAGTGATATTGTGCGTAATATTGATATGCCTCGTCTAGTCTATCTTCTAGTTGGTCATCATCAACGTTTATATCAATCACAGGTTTCCCTAGCGCTCTTAAAGCGTATTGTTTTAACGTTTCTCTTGTAGATGGTTTAGCCATTGTTATCTCTTTTCCCTACTATTTATAAACTATCCTAGTGCCACAGCTTGAGCTATAGCGAATGCGGGTGTTGTTTTTGTATCTAATTGTGTTTGAATAGCACTAGTTACTCCAACAGTATGATTTAATTGTGTAGCTGTCGCTGTGACTGCTACATCTTCATTAACCTTTGGACTAGTCAAAGTCTTGTTCGTAAATGTTTGTGTACCTGCTAATGTTGATACAGTTGCATCAATAGCTACAGTTAAAGTATTACCAGAACCAGATGTATCTATACCAGTACCACCAGCAATATCTAAAACTTCTGTATCTAAATCAATGTTTAGCGCTCCACCACTATCACCTTGAAAATCTAAATCTTGTGCATTAAGAGAAGTTGTAACAGCGTCAACATATGTCTTAATAGATTGTTGAGTTGCCAAGTGAGTATCAGAGTTACTTGCCATATTGTCTTCAT